ACTGCCGCTAACATTAAAATCGTTTCCAACAAGCTGTAACCCAGTTCCAGCGGTATAGCTAGTGTCTGCATCTGACCCGCTTATGGTAAAGACATTAGGACTTCCGCTTGCTAAACTAACAGTTGTATTCCCTGCTCCGGTTATTCTGACCTGATTATTGTTTTCTATATCTGAGGTGTTTGTCCCGTCGGTTGCAACCCATTGAGTATACGAGCTTTCAGAAGAAGGAGTATTGACAATAAAGGTATTGGTTCCAGTATTGTACGCAACGGTTGTCGCTCCAGTCCCTGTCCATGTAACAGTTCCACCGCTAGGAACTGCCTCTCCACTGGCTCCGTCGGAAACACTAAAGCTATAAGATCCTCCGCCTCCACTTCCAATACCAGTAGCTGCCCCATAACCTAATCCAGTAACATGCCCATATTCATCTACGACTACTTTTGTTATAAAATTATTGGGAGTTACTGTCACTCCTCCGGGACCTAGAGCTGAAGTATTATCATGAGTAACTACAAACTTATTTGGACTTCCTGCGGTAAGATTGACAGAAACGCCTGAAGCTCCAGAAACTGATAAAGAGTTTCCTTGCGAAATTGTTATTCCTGTAGCTGCGGCTCCGTTTACACCTGTAGCCTTCCAAGTATAGATATTATCTGTTATCTGTGTTTGTAGATCTCCAGAGGCTCCAGTTACATAGCTAGTAGTAGCATAGGAAGACAAATCCGCACTAGAACCACTAACGGTAAAGACATTGGGACTGCCGCTTACGAGACTAACGGTAGCACTACCTACTCCAGTAATTCTTACATCGTTACCGTTTCCAATTTCAGACGTGACCGCACCAGCTATAGCAGTCCAGCCACTATACCCAGCTTCCGCAGACGGAGTGTTTATTGTTAAAGTATTGCTTCCAGAGTTATATGCTACGGTTGTTGCTCCGCTTCCAGTAACTTTAACTTGGGAAGTTGTCGTTATATTTTCTGATACTGATCCGTCCGTTATTGTCCAGTACTGGTAGTTGTCCTTACTGACAGCTATCCCAGAAACAGTATTTATCCTTGAGGCATTAGTAGCTCCTGTGGATGCAATATTTGCAGTGTTCGTTGATACGAGACCAGACAGATTTGATATGTCAGTATCGTTAGCTGAAATGTTGCCAGAATTCGTCGCAGCAGCCGATGCGTTAGTAGATCCTGTGGCTGCAAGGTTACCTGTAGTGGCATATGAAGATAAGTCTGGAGTTGTCCCACTGACAGTAATACGACTACTACCAGTATTGAGATCGACACTAACCGTTCCAGCACCAGCGATCTGTAAAGTCTCTTCGCTGCTTATATTAGTATTAGTAGAAGAATCTCCTCTTATTTTCCAAAAATCATAATTATCTTTTCCTGCTATCGCTGCAGCATTCGTAGCCCCTGTAGCTGCTATATCAAGAGATAAGGTATTTCCTGTTGCGTGAATGACTCCAGCATAGTCGGTGGCGATTACTCCCGAAAGATAATGAACAGCCTGAGGGGTTATTGCCCTATCTACCATTCCACTAGTTACAAGATTATGAAGCCTGACTATTCCACTTGCTCCAGTTGTGCTAGCTATAGCATTGAATTCTGTACCGGACAGTTGTAGCCCTGTACCTGCTGTGTATGTTCCTGCACCCGAAGCTGCAGTAGTCTGGGTAGTACCGTCATTAAAGATAATACCAGTAGCGCCTATAGATACTCCTGTGACTGAAGCTATATTAACTTCGTCGGCAAAAACTGCTTTTTCAGCAGGATATGTAACAAAGATAGTTCCACTACCACCTAGACTTACTTTGTTATTAGAATTACTACTAGATAAAACAGTATCTCTTGTGAACTGTGTTCCACTATATGTACCTATTCCGACTTCCCATTTGGAGGGAGTCTCTTCTATAGCATAGTAGGTTTTGGTGTTGTTCCCAAGTACAGAGAAGTCTTGGAAACCACTAGAAGAATAGGAAACATGTAGAGTTACTGTTCCGGAACCGGATGTATTAGTTCCCTGCTTTATCCTGTCTTTTATACTAATTGCCACGATAGGAACTCCAATATTTTATTAAAAAAAGTCGCCCCCAGCAACGCTAAGGTTACCAAAGGCGACTTGTTATAAACTCAAGCCGAGGTTATCTTAGAATGCTCCAAGAAGAACTCGTCTATTGTCAAGAACAGCGAAGCCGTGCTCTGCCCAACCGTACATACCAGCTCGTCTCTGACGATGAAGAGTATCATCTTCAAAGATCTGAACTTCTTGTCGTACAGGCATAACAAAACTGTCGTTGCTTGATAAATCAAGACCAACAACGATCTCTTTTTTAGTACCCGGCATGGTACCACTAAGATCGCCAGTGTAGTATACTTGATATTCTTGGCCTTCACCAAGCTCATCAATGTCATGAAGATTTACTTGGAAGATTCTAGTCAAAAGACCGCCTTCTTTAGTAATCAAATCACGACGTGTGACATCATCAACTTCATCTACGCCCCAGTTACGAATGTCTTCAAGACCTTCTGGACTGAGGAAGAGATCTGTCATTTGGCCACGATTAATAGAAGAACTATTACCGCCACCATTACGTCTCATGATAGTTTTCATGAGAGAAACAAGTCTCTTACTGAAGTAGCCTGCCGATGCATCAGCATCGTATACTAAGATATTACGATCAACACCAGCACTAATAATTGTATGCCAGCCATCGTCGTTCATTTTCTTAACAAACTGACCTTGAAGAACGTCCATTGCACGTCCAACAACATCCCAACGAGCGTCACGGGCATATTTCAACAAAAAGTCAATAGATGCACCAACGTCATATGTTGGAACCATTACGTAGTCACCCTCAACATGTCGTTCAGGAATTCTACCATGATTAGGGATAGTATATGCTACAAAATCACTTTCTGTTCCGGGGGCGAGAAGATCCAAAGGAAATTCAGCGCTTGCACCGGGTGCCAGACGAATAGCTTCGTAGATACCATCGAGAATATCGCCACTCATAACTCCTTTTCGAAGAGGAAGCTCAAGTGCTTTAGCAAGTTCTGCTGTAGCCCCTAAGGATTCTTCTTTGACTAATGAACCGGCTTGGCGTAAAACCTGATCCATTTCTGGAGTTGGGTCAAATAACTTTCTAGTCATTTTTATTCTCCTTAAACGTTTGGTATAATGTTAATTTCTACTTTAGCATATCCGTCAGCGTCTTTCTTAGAAAGGAAGACTCCAACAGGTTGGCTGTCTACGTCAGTAGTCAGCTCGCCAGCAGATTTGTAATAGGCAATGTCTCCGGCTGTCGGAGTTTTGCCCGTTTCAATCTTATTGGTTACAACCGTGCCTCTGCGAAGCAAAAGAACTTTACTGCCCTTTTGAACTTCATCTTTAGCAAAATTGATGTGTTGACGTGTAAGATCTAAATCTACCACGTCGTTCAACAGCAACCCCATCGGTTTTCCTGAACCATCCGAAACTTTAACGAGAGCTGTGCTATCGTCCATTCCGGCTCCGGAAGCAGAGGTGGAAATGGTTGTCATTACTCCACGTTCTGCAGTTTCGTTCATGAAAAAACTGAGGTCTGTCAAGTGCTCGACTCTATCAGGTTTAAGTGCCATTTAGATATCTCCTTTATTCTTTGTTAAATACATAGGAATCAACCCAATTACGAAGTTTAGCACGAGTATGTTCTGATTCGTCTACTTCTTCGTCAGAAGCAACTGAAAGATCAGCCTCTTCTTGTACAGAGGCAGTTTCTAGAACTTCTTCGACTAAATTTTCAACTTCAGCCTCAGCTTCTTCAGACTCTTCAGCTTCTGCTGCTTCATCTGTCTCTTCGGCTTTGTCATCACCTTCTTCTGCTTCAGCCTTATCAGCTTCAACAACTTCTGGTTTGACGCTAGCAATTGTAGCTACAACTTCACTAAATTGCTCATCTGTAAGAGAGGCAAAAGTTTCCAGCTTAGCTTCAACCTGATCTTCAGCAATACCTGCTTCGATTAAGGCGGCGGCTCTCGCGTTTCGCTTTTCCTTCTCTTCCATTTCTGCGATTGCAGTTTCTGCTGTGTCTTTAGCTATAGTCAACTCAGTGATTGTAGCTGCTAGAGCTTCAATCTTTTCTGCATCTTCTTTAGCTACTTCTTCAGCTTTTGCTACGGTTTCACCTAAAGCAGCGACCATCTGATTTAACTCAGCGGTTTCAGCTTCAAGCTTTTCGACGTTAGCCTTGGAAACTTTATTAGTAAGCTCTTTAATCTCTACCTGTGAGGCAGAAAGGGCTTCCTTAAGTTCCTTGACTTGTTCGTTCAAGAAATCGCTTGTCATAAGAATCTCCTCTTCAGAACCTGTGTTAGAAAGAATGTTTTGTTCTACTCTAACTGATACACCATTGTTTTTAGAAAACAGGTTTTTTGCCACTGAGGCGCCTGCAAAATCAAAAACTTCATCATTATCAAAGATAATACTTTCTGGATTTGCTGGCTTCTCGACAAAGCCTTTCCCTGAAAACGTAATATTCCTCAGCATTCTACCTACTTTGTGGTCTTGATACTGTCCTGTTCCTCCATAAGATCTGAGATGTCGAGTCAAGAAAGATGTTTCTTCATTTCTTGCCACGATATGGTTCAGGCCATCTGGGGATTGGACAGCATAATCAAAGCCTCTAAATATGCATTCCATTGAGACGAACATTTCTCCATGTTCGATTTTTCTTATTAAATCTTCTGCGCGAGCTTGATATTCTGAGTCTTGCCATTGTCTGTATATAACAGAAGAAACTAAAATGTGTATTTTATCTGGTAGGTCTTCAGCTGTTGAATTATCATCAACAAGATTAAAGTCATCATCGACTGGCCAGCTTGAAATGATGCTTCCAATTATTTTCTTTTCATCGTGTTCTAAATTTGCAGGCTTGTATTGGGGTGTCTTGCGTGCGGACCAAACCTCTTCTGGTCCAAAGACATCGTCATTTTTATTCCAAGAGGAAGTTACAAGGATAGAATAGGTATGGTAAACATCATCATCATCTGTTCCTGCGGTAGACATAAACTTAGCAGCTTTTGTCTTAAAGGAGTCAAGTACTGCTGGTTCGATACGATCTATGGGGTGCAGAGGGGAAGCGTATGCTATTGAAGCGTTGCTTCTTATCTGTTCCTCTAGGCCTGCTTCTTTTTCGGCTTGATATATAATTATTTTGCTCATTATTTTACCTCTTTATTATTTACACCAATAAGTCGTTCTTTTCTACAAAGTAAGTATAGTAAGAAGCGCGAATGCTTCTGACCTCATCGATAGTTAGACGTTCTTCCGAATCTTCAGATGCTTGAGATATCCATTGTTCACATTCATTATGAATACTTCTATCTTTCATTCCCAACTTTATTGCTTTAGCGACGCTATCTTGGTTTACTTTTGAGTTAGGAGCTAGAGAACATAATATCTCAAACTTTACTTTCTCTGATTGCTGCGTCTGCGTAGAGCTTAGACTTCTCATATTCTTTTTTTCAAACCCTTCTAGAAGAACAGGATTTGTTATCTTTGATATTTTGGACTGAGCTTTCTTGGCCCATAATTCAGTCATAGCTTTTATAGCAGGTTTGAATGTTCTTTTTTCCCTTGGGGTATCGTCGGTAGAGTTTTTAGGTCTTCCCGGCTCTCCCGGAGACTGAGGATCTTCTATCTTAGGGTTGTTTTCAGGCTTAGACCTCATCTCTAAAGCACTCTTCTCATCAGGAGCCTTTGGATCTAGTTCTAAACCTACCTGAGAAGGAGAAGCCACCCCTGTTTGCAAAGCAATTTTCTCAAGAGAGAAGTCTTTATCAACAGAGTGATATGGACTAACTTTTTCTGGCATCTTTCCTCTACCTCTCTTTTTAGATTCATTTGATATTCTCTTCTCTTCGATCCCGGGTTTTGCTTTGATCTGTCTTTGCAGAAACTCGTCACTAATAATATTTCTATCAGCTAAATTAATCATCAGTTGAATCATGGAAGCAGGATCATCTAACTGCGTAAGGTCAAATTCAACCTGAGCTGGCTGTCTAAAACCCATAGATTTCTGAATAGCTCTTATCTGAGAATTCCAAAATTCAGAAAGAATAGATCTAACATAATTTAGTCTCTCTGTTAATGTTTTTAGAGAAATGAAATTGTTGGTAGTTCCACTAGCACCAAATGTTCCTGTTAATGTAGGAGGGATACCAAGACAGGAATAAATAGACATAAGAGTAGGTCTATATTTTTCTTCTCCTAGGAATCTTTGAACATCTGTGCCAGTCTCTAAAAGCTCAATATCTGGACCCCAAACGATATCCATCGTCCCACCTCCGGTATTGGCTCCCAATATTCCACCAAGAGCATTTGCTGCAGTTGGGGTAGGGGCGAGCTTATGATCTAAACTGCCAAGCTTCCATACCCTAATCTTATTGACAGCCCCATCTAGAGCGGCCTTATCAGCAAGCTTTAATTTTTCATATAAAATAAGATCATCAAAGCAGGCATATGTCATAGGGTCAGCCCATACTTGCCAGTCGTCTTTTTTATAGAAATATGCAAATGTTTTATCCTCAGGTAAGACAATGCCCTTTCCCGAGTTTTTAGTGTCTAGGAACTCTTTAGGGATACTTTTTAGCATCTCCCTTTCTCTTGCGTCTCCAGAGTTCTTTATCTTATTAAGATCTTTCTTCAAGTCTTTTGGAATATCCATCCTATAAAGATATTTCCCTGACATAGATGCTAGAGGGCCACCGACCACATCCAATAGTAAAGGATCAAGGAAATTATATTGCCAAGGAAGTTCTCCCTTCCTGAATAGATTTTCTTTAAGATCAGCCTTCATATCTATATCCGCTACCGCCTTCTGCATCTCAAGGCGTTTGCTTTTGTTAAGCTTAGCTGTTTTCATTCTTATAACTACATTGGCTTCTCTGAAAAGAAGGTTACAGAACCTCTCTGAAACGAAAGAGCCTTTTACTCTAGAAAACCAATCGTTATAGAATCTTTCTACTCTTGGATTAGGATGAACCAGTCTAATCCCTTGACAGGCGAAATCCGCCATTAAGTCAATTGAATTTCTTATAAGACCTATTTGTCTATAAGATTTTCTAGCAAATGAGATAATCTCTTTGGACTTAGTAGGGACTCTTTCGTTAGGGCGAAAATAATCATAATCGCCTTTTTGGAGTCCGGGGCGACCACTCTGGTAGGTTGTTATGTTATCATAGGAGCTTCTACCTGCAGCAGCGAACTCAGCTATAGAACTAGTATAATTGTGTAGAGCAGCAGCTTTTCCATTTTCATCATTCCAAGAAGTATACGCTTCTTCGCTATTAATAGCATGATCTATATCTTTTTGTTTGCTACGTGGATATTTTTTATCTACCATCGGAATCCTCAATGAGTATTAAATTGGAAACAATACCTATTGTAATTTACACCAATACTAATTATTTTTATTAACTACGATAAAACTATCTGGAGAAATGTTCTGAGCCCACTCTGGACCTTTATACATGTTCCCTTCTCGTCCTTCTGACTGTTGGCCAACCACTACTCCTACATGCTGATACGTTGGCACTGGAAGCTCTCTCTGGATAGTTCTTGCTATCATATTAGCAATTACTAAAGCGCTATAGCGATCCTTTCTCATCCTACCTTTTTTTCCAGAACCTAATTTAACTTCTGGAGTATTCCATCTCTCTCTTCCTGCCGTAGTTACACTCATGACTATTGTAGAAAGCTCATCCTTAAGTTCTTCTACTTCCATTGCGGCATCCTCTAATGTATCATAGAGCTTTAACGCCTCTGAGTTGCCAACCTTTTCTTTCATTTCCTTAAATAATATCTTATCTTTTTCAGAGGTCAAACTCAAAGTCAAAGTATCAAAGCGAGGAAATAACAATATCTTGTCTTCTAAGTCCTTCCTGAGTCCATGATTAGCATTAGATGTCCAAGTTGAGCTAGCAAAGTTGATAAGCTCTAAACAATGGTCTCCAGCTAAATCATCAGTGTCTTTCTCTTTTTTATCTTCTATAATGGGATAGATAGGTCTTTCTCCGGGCTTGAGCTTGTCTAGATCTCTCAGACCTTCGGCTATTGTAAAGCCTCCACCTTGAGAGTCGATACCAAGCCTAATACAAGGGAACAATTGCATTAGGTTTCGTATTTTACGGGCACAGAAAGAATAGTAATCATGAGAGTCTGTAAGCCCTATCTTTTTTCTTCCAGCAAAGTCTTTCTTGTTTGTAGTCCATGTATAAACAACCCTTTGATGTTCTGGATGTAGCTCAACTATAACTACCGCAAAATTATCTTGTTCAGAGGCTGGATCAACTCCTATTACATATTTTTTATCGGGCTGACCTCTAGTAATAGAATCAAATGGTTGATCACACCATTTTGGCCAAGTCCCCTTTTCTACATTGCTATCATTGGCAACACAGGCATGTATTAAGCTCCTCCTGAAAAATCCCTGACTGTCTGCGGTAAAACATGCTCCGTACTCCATTTGGTAAATTCCGTTATGCATAGTAGCCCTTGATCTAGCAACCTGTTGATCATCCATGAACCCTTCAGGTATGAGCTCATAAGGGAACCTAATTATAGAGAAAGAAGTCCAATCAAGTTTTTTCATATAATCTGGAATGTTTTCTTCATCTTCTTCATTATCAGCAGCGATCTTCTTGAAGTCCCCACGATTAAGTATGGTTGACTTATACTTCTTCCAGTACTCTGCATATGGTTCGAAGTCATATCCTGCGGTTCCAGATATAATAGACTGATTTGTTTGTCTATCTTTATAGCTCTCCTCTGCCTTATCATTCCACACCCCTTCATCCTGCATCTTCTTACGCCTTGCAGCATCCTTAACATTTTGTGTTGGATTGCTAGACACAGCAGCGAAACCAGCTACAACAGTTTCATAGATATGAGTCGGAATAGAATTAAATTCGTCTGCAATAATAGTGTGGGCTCTCAATCCCCTGATCTTATTTCCGTCACCAAGAGGAACAGCCATTGCCCAGCTATCATTAACCTTCATAGTGCATCGGTCAACATCTCTACGTGGACCACTTGCATCAGAACATATACTCTGAAGAATAGGGGCGCTACGCCATATTGTATCCATATACTCAAAAATAACTTTAGACTGACGAAAGGCAGCCCCTACTATAACTATTTTTGTTCCGGGTATAAGAATACATTTTAGAATAGAGTACACAGCCAAGAGAAAAGATTTTCCAAAACCACGAGAGGCAATATACATTGGGAAAGGTCTATTCCAAAGTTCTCTTAGTACACATGTTTGTACGGGTAAAAGATCTACCCCCATTAGTGTTTTAACTGTCCAATGGAAATATTCCGGATTTCTCATCTTCTTTATTATATGAAAATGAAAGTCCTTCTTCTCTTCCTCTGTAAGCCCTGAGAGTGGCGATCTGGCATCCTTAAGATCTTCTTCCGTTATACCAAGCCAAGCGTTCTCATATGCGTCAACATCAATTGTAAAGCTCATAAACTTTTCTCATTATATAAAGTGCTGTATCTTCTGCCCTAACCTTATCTCCACACGCGATAACATGTATTCCATGTTCAAGCCTTGCATTGGTGATAACCCTGTTCATGTATTTGCCTTTTATCTTTATTTCGTTCCATTTATATTTAGGAACAGAAGATCCTACAGGATACCTCTCTATGTCAGCCCAGCTAAATTCGAAAATAAGGAACGCGATTGGAAAAGACGACATCTTCTTAAGTTCCGCATGAAACCTCTTCTCACTGCAGTTACCTGCAAACTCAGCTACGCTCTCCTTCCTTTCAATACACAAAAGATGCTCCATTCCTTCTATCGCATAGTCTCCTATATCTACTTTAGAAACAGTTGTTCCGGAACAGTATGCATTTTCATCATACCACCAACCATGACCCTTTTTCTCTCTAGTGTCTTTTATTATCTGGAATCTATTTTTTTCCGTCATCTTCTTTTCTTTTCTTCAATCTTTGAATGGCTTGATATTCCAACAGCTTATAGAAGAAGGCCTCATACACCTCCTCATTGCCCTGAGTGACATCATGGCATTTCTTACATAGAGTAATACCATTGCTGACATCGTAACGCATAGAAGGATGACTAGCCCATTTTTTAATATGATGAACATTAAGTCTATTTTTAGAACCACATCCCGGATACATACATTTTCCCCCATCTCTTTTTCTAACTAACTTTCTAAAATTAGCATAAGCAGGATCATTGTAGTTTCTAGCACTAGGACGTACATTCTTCCAATTTCGTTTTTTCTTTCTCGGCATTTATATCGCTTTCTAACATTCTATGTACTAGTTGCTTAAAGGATATGTTCCTCTTCCATCCCAAGCGTTTCTCCGCCTTGTTTGGCAATCCTCTTAGATATTCAACCTCTGATGGGCGATAAAACTTAGGGTCAATTAAGAAGAACTTCTCGTAATTCTTTTCATCAATATTAATATACTGGAAAGCATAGATAAGGAAATCACGTACACTATATGTTTCTCCAGTCGCAATAACATAATCGTCAGGGTCTCTCTGCTGTAGCATAAGCCACATTGCATTGACATAGTCTTCGGCATGTCCCCAGTCGCGAAATGCTCCTATATTCCCAAGCCGTAGTTTGGGATAAATCCCTTCGTTCCCAAGAATATTGTCACCATTAAATTCAAAGTTTTCTGGGTTAGTATCTAGGCCTTGGCGCTCCGCCCAATTTTTAAAGCCTGCTACCCATTGAGTAATTTTTCTTGTAACAAAGTTTTCCCCTCTTCTTTCGCTCTCGTGATTGAATAAGATTCCACAAGAAGCATGGAGACCATAACCTTCTCTATACATACGCACTAGATGATGTGACGCTAACTTGGCAGCAGCATAGGGACTTTGAGGCTCAAATGCCGTGTCTTCATTTTGAAACTTTTCTTTAACAATGGTTCTTTTTGCGTCAGCTGGCTGGATATCGGGATAAACAAAATCCACATTCTTTCCAAACATCTCGCTAGTCGAGGCTTGATAAAATTTGGAATTAGGTGAAAAACGCCTAACAGCTTCTAGGAAATTGATTACGCCTATTGTATTAACCTGCGTCGTATAACAGGGCTGATCAAAAGATGTCTTAACATGAGATTGTGCCGCAAGATTATAAATCTCATCAGGCTTGTTTCTTTCTACGACTGAGTAGACAGAGCCAGAGTCGGCAATCTCAAACTCCTGTAATTTAAAGTTTGGACTTTCTAGCAGATGAGAAACACGACCAATGTTATTTGTGCTACTACGCCGTCTTAGACCGATAACCTCATAGCCCTTGTCAACCAACAGATCTGCAAGGTAAGACCCGTCCTGACCAGTCACTCCGGTTATCAACGCCTTCTTAGGGGAATCCTTATGTGACTTCTCTAGGTCTCTCCTCCGGGCAAGCATTTCTTCGTGAGTCTCTTCTCTTCCATCATAGCTTATAATAGTCATTTAATCATCATCCTTCATATCTACAGTGTCCGCATTGATAAAAGGCTGGTCTACTAACCCATCCTCAAAAGTGTGGTATTCCGCTAATTTCTCTAAGGCTTTGTCGGCCGCAATCCTATTGACTTCCATGTTGTGTTCTTCACGCTTACGAACCTCCTCATTGTCAAGTTGCCTTAACCAAGATGAGAAGTTTGTCTTTGCGTCCTCTGATCTTCTTTTCCGTTGTTCACGAGTTCCCTTTAAATCCTTTAATAGCCGCTCCTTCTTTGTCAGCAGTTTTTCATGTTCGTTGATATAAGCCGACTTGCTTGCCATTAACGCCCCCAATTGCGTCTGGAAACTGGCGATTGCATTAGGGTCCTGAATGTCAGAAGGTTTTTCCATTTCATCATCAATAAGCTTATTGAGTCTGTCAATATTTGAAACAACTTCCTGACGATCTTCCATTCCACGGTTAATGAGAATTTCCGTCCTAATCACCTCTAGGATCTGCATCTCTTCGGTGTGTGTAACATCCTCCGAAAACTGCTTGAAATAATCGACCCACTGATGTTCAAAGAAAATAACCTCTGGATTACTAAACTGTTTGTCCAACTCCTTATAATAATATCTCTCACGAAGATGAATGAGCATATACTCATGATCTGTTAAATCCCGCGCCCTAAGATTTTCCTTATCAATGAACTTCTGTACAGGACCTGTCGTTCTATTAAGCTTCTCCGCTATCTCCTCGATACTGATATCAAAGCAGTTCTGTTTAATATAGTCTCTTTCCCCATTTGAGAGCTTACCACGTTTCTTGGTCAATGCCGTTCTCCTTTAATATTGATTTGATTTCCTCAAGAATTCTATCCTTCCGAATCTTATTAAGTCTCAGATTATTAAGAAGTCTTATCCAGTCCTCTCTAAACCTTACATGTAGTTCTTTATCTAACAACTCTGAAACCTCTTTGGCAAATAAAGTACCAATAGCGGAATGTTCATGTTCTTTTTGATCAAATTCTACTGATATGCTATGCATAAGGTTTTTCTTGGAGTTGTTCCTATCAAGCCACCCTTTATATAGGTTGCATTCTTCTTGGTCTACAAAGGCTGTGCACTTCTTATTAATATAGAGCTCACATGTGTCACAGGGCTTCTCTAATCTAGAATAGTTATTTCTTTTAAAATTATAGAGGCGATTTCTTACATGCGTCCATAAGAAGTTCTCTAGCGGTCTTTTATTATCATACTTCTCTAGGCCTTCCCATGCGAATAGGCGTGCCTGTTGCTTCATGTCCTCTGGAGAATGATAGCCGAATTTAAATTTATAACATAGACGATTGGCGATATTGTCAATTACATCAAGAACTTCCTGTTCACTGTGATTGTCCGGTATCTTCATCCACTACCTGAATCTCGTCAAGCTCTACTTCAAATTCTTGGAAAGTTAGGGCAGCGAAGCCTCCATCCATCGAATCAATTGAAATGTCTACTGCGACGACCCCTTCTATAAGCTCACCAGTATCGGCGTTTTCTATTCTCGTTTTAGTGTGATCACCATTATAAAAAATCTTAATCTTCATTTGCGATGACTCCTTCTATGTCATTCTCATTTTCTACACAGCACTTATCCTTGACATTGCCTCCACAACATTTATTGTCGGGATTATCAAGTACAGAAGAAATTGATAGTTCTTCTCCTCCTTCCAATTCTTCCTCTAACTCCTTCTCGACTTCCTCTTGCAACTCCTCGGAAGCGATGACTTTTATTTTACTCTCTACAAACTTTGGATCATTCATGATTTTAATAAACCTCTTTGTTAATATACCTTATATAATATTATATACACGAAAGACCACTTTTAGGAACATAAAGAATAGAAAATGAACATAAAATGGACAGAGAAACAGCGTCAATTTATTATTGACAACGCTGCCACCATGAAAGATAAGGATTTGGCAGAAAAGATAAGTAAAATGGCGGATAGAATAGTCACTTTAGATGCTGTGCGTAAGGTACGGCAAAAATTAGGTATTAAAAAGAAACGGGGACGAGGGATCTGTGGAATCAGACACGAACAAAAAGAGTAGCTTGGCGGACGAACTGGGCATTACTCAAAGAACATTAAGTCTATTAGAACAATCTAAATTTTCTGACCCTCATCATGTTGATAAGCTAAAGAGAAAAATAAAGAAGCTTCAGCAGTCTCTTGCTGCGCAATAGGGTAACGACCACTTTTATTAATAAGATGTCCAAGATTTTTATGGGCAAATGACCACTTTTAATAAAATGGTGGGATATAGATGTATGCACCACCCCGGACATATTCATATGTATATTGCCTACCCTACCCATTCTATAAAACTACCCCTCATTGGTGGTGGGTATACCTGATTATTCATAAAGGGCTCTTGACAAAAGACTATATATATGATACAATAAAAATAATATCTATATTTTAAAAAAAAGACCCTTGACAAACGATGATCTATATGGTATGGTATGGGCTACTGAACGAGATAGCAAGAGGTCCGGGCCGCTCACCCCCCTGTAGAGGGGTAAAAGTAATAGCATTTATTCTGAGATAATAACTGATTTAGACTAGACAGACTAAAGTATTTACGATACAATGACGATATAAGTAGTAGAGAAGTTAATTGTTAAGGTAAAAAGAAAATGAATAAAACTTTAAAAATAAACTCGATTGCTATTGACGCTCACTAGCGTATTGCATATAATAAAGACATAAGAAACAACAACACTAAACAAGGAACACAAGACATGGCTTTTTTCATCTTCGCTCAAGACTTCGCCCGCAACACAGCCTACACAGTAGGATACAAACTAGGTCGTGAATGTGGACTAGGTTATGCTGACATGACACCTTGCCCATACGATGACGAAACGCTTGCACAAGAATGGCAATGGGGTGTAAACTCTGGACGTTGCGACTCATAAAATACTTTGAGAATAATTAACGTTTGCTATTGTCAATAGCCGATACTAAGTATATAATAAAGACATAACAAGTTAAGACATTACAACCCGTTCTCGAAAGGAACACACTATGCATAAAGCACTAAGCTTTAAGATTTACGCCGACACTAAACTAGTCAAGACGACACGCAACGCGCGTATCGCTGATGCAATCCGAACGGCTTGTATCCGTGACGGATTCACCGTGAAGGTGAACATTTACAATCGTTGGTCTAAGACCGAAGAGGCTTACTTGTAAGTCCATGAGGTTAATTCCTTAAGTCTAAAAAATCGGGCCGGGCCGCCCACCCCCCGATAGAGGGGTAAAAATACTTTGGGTTTATTTAAGAATAATCAACGTTTGCTATTGTACTATGACGATGATACGTATATAATAAAGACATAAGAAGTTAAGGATTTCATCTGAGTCGATTACTGACTTAAGTGTCGAACAGAAAAAGAAAACCCCTGACAAAAAACTTCTTAAAAAACTAACGATTACTGTTGACAAGCGACAATAAACAGTATACAATAAAGGCATAAGAAGGAAGTAAAGGACTTCATCTGAAACGGTTACTGATTCAAGTGCCGAGCAGAAAACGAAAACCCCTGACAAACTTCTTATACGACAGCCTGTAAAGGATTTCATCTGAGACGGTTACTGATTCAAGTGCCGGACAGAAAAAGAAAACCCCTGACAGGCTGTTTTTACGTACTAGCACATCTTAGGTAGGAGATGCTTAACTCGAAAAGATCGGCCCCGGCACCTCACCCCCTGATAGAGGGGTAAAAATACTTTGGGTTTATTTAAGAATAATCGCTGATTACCCTTGCAAAGGCTGATAGGGTCGTATATAATAAAGGCATAAGAAGGAAGTAAAGGACTTCATCTGAAACGGTTACTGTAAGATTTGAGTGCCGAACAGAAAACGAAAACCCCTGACTACCACTTATACCACAGCCTGTAAAGGACTCGACTGAATCGGGAATCGCTGACTTAAGCATCCTGACAACTCGAAACCCCTGACAGGCTGTTTTTATGCCCCTACTGTATTACCCTATCCTACCACGCTACGCCACCTGCCAAAATGGCAGTCCGGCCGGGGCCCCTCACCCCCCACGAGAGGGGTAAAAATACTTTGGTTTATTCTTAGAAAATAGTGGATTTGGGCTATACAAGCTAAAGTTTTTCTGCTATAATGACGATAATAATAGTATAAGAGTTTGTTTGTTAAGGTAAAAAAAGATGCTAAAAAGTTCAAAAATAAGTCACATTGCTATTGACAAAACCCCAAAGACCTGTTATAATACAAGTATGAAAAACAAAACAAAAGACACGAAACACGTTAGAATTAACAACATCGATTTCAATTACCTAATGGGTTGTAAGGTTCTGATGGTATCCTATCCTGATGGAACTGACAACATTTTCAGCGGATTGACATCACAACAAGCCAATAATAAAATCGGCGATATTTTGGAAAATGAGCGAAGTTGCTATTGACAAAACGTAACATTTAGTATATAATATAAGCATAACAAACAACAACGACCTGAGCCTTTAACCAAGAAACGAATTAATACAATGTTGTAAACTAAAACGGTAGCCCTGCTGGGCGATAGAGTCAAAAACCGTGACAGTATCGGGACATAAAACCTGATGAAAAGCTGAACAGGTTAACAACGGCACGAGAAGTCGAACTGCGTAAACAACGACACTTGAACGGTTAACAAGTAAACAAAACCGCCGCCAAAACAATTTATCCCGTTCTTGAAAGGAACAAAAAATATGACTATGAAAGTCTCAAATCTAGAGTTTACTACCGAAATGCGTGAAAATGTTTGGGTTGGGCATAGCGTCCAAACCACCGCAGACGCTCACCGCATGATTGGCAACGAGCGACACGCTCAGGGCTACATCGAGCAATTCGGTGATGTTGAAATTGTATTCAATACCGAATACAACTATTGGGAAGTTCCGGCTTTCAAGGCAGAGATTGCCGAGTACAGTAAACTAAAACAAGCGTACTGCGAGCAGTTCGGGAGTAACTAAAATGAATGATTACCTAGTGCAATATGCAAGCGTTGAATGTATGATTCACGAGTGGACAAAAGCAGATAGCCACATGGACGCCGCCGCCAATGTTTTGATTGACAAAGGTTTCGATAACCTGATGTGGAAAGATGACGATTCTATAATCGTGGTTGTGTGCAAACATAATTATGTTGCTGGTCTCTATCCTGTGGCTCAGGTAAAAACGAGAGCCAACCACATGGTAGGATTGCCGGTTGAAATTAATCACCCTGATGATTGGTGGAAAAATTAGGGGTTGACAAACCAGCCGCCAGCGCCGCCCTCGGCGACATACCCCCTAAAGAAGGGGTAAAAGTAATTGACTTTATTCTGAGAAAATACTGGATTTGGGCTAGAAGGACTAAAGAATTTCTGCTATAATGACGATATATATAATAGAGAAGTTAATTGTTAAGGTAAGAAAAAAGATGCTAAA